AATACTTTTACTTCGTAACTACGTTGGGCAGCCCCTTTGTGGTGTGTCTGATACAAATAAATTTTACCTTGGCTAAGAGTTTCATAAACAAAATCTTCACTTATTAAAATATAGTTTGAATTTAATTGTTTCCAAGATTCAACAACATTGTTATGAATCTGTTCGGCACTTATGTTATAATTTTCAAGGTAAGAATAAATAACTTCGCCAATTACTTCTTTACCATTTTCATCGTACATGACAAAATCGTTTCTCACGATTAACCATTGCAGAATATTGTCTTTGTAAATGTAGTTGATTGCCTCACGGCTATTGACTTCAAAAGGGTATGGTTTTACTTTTACTTTATTATCTGGTCGAGCTTGTTCTTTAAATTCAACAACACAAAATGAATTTGGGTCGGTTTTGTCTTTGTCTGGCAAACGTTTTGTAAAGTATTTTTCGACACTTTGTTCGCCCCAAAACCTATCAGCTACGTCGTTAATTTCTTTTTTGTTTGAAACTGATTGTTGAGCATCTTTGCCAGTCCAAGCCATTTCAACCGATGCAGGGGTTCTAACTGCTTTATAAAGTGGTTGCACACAACTGTTTAAAATGTCGCATGTGTTTACAATTGTTAAGTTAACACGTTGGTTAAACATCTCTTCTGTTTCACGACCGTAAAAACGTTTAAGCATGTCTTCAATGCCGTAACCAGTTGTAAATGTGGTGTATTTTTCAGCCACCTCTTGGACGTGGTCATAATCAAGGTGTCGGAGATTATTTTCAATAGTTTGAAAAACTATTTGCGCATCATCTTTAAGTTCAGGCATTTTTTATAATTTATTTTAAATACAAACTTAAATAAATATTTTATTAACCCATAAACAAATTATTAAAAGCGCTGGTTAAAAAATATTCTTTGCTATCAAGTGCGTGTCCACGTTTTTGGCAACGAACTTCGCCAACTAATTCAATTTCTTTTAGTTTTCCACCGTCTGGGCCTTCCTTACAAAATTCACAGTCTGCAATTAATTGAACGCATTGTTGGTGAACCTCAATTTCAAAAGGATAATCGCCCCGTAATGCTTTATTGATAAACAATCTTCGCTGCCCTAGTGGTTGGTTAACTATTACCCTATCTGAGAAATTATTCAAGAAGCGTTTTAATTCTTTTTCAATTACTTTGTAATAATTCTTGAACTCTTTAACCATTGGCGAACTATTCTTACCGCTGTAATCCCCGTAAAAAAATAAACCAACTTTTAAAAGCCATGAATATTTTTCAATTATTTTTCTGCAAATATCTTCGCAATTATTATTTGGGTTTGGTAAACAAAATTCATCAAAGCATCTGACTAAGTAACCCTGCCCACCACTCTTAGGTAATTTATCCATAAACTTCATTTGCCAACAAGTGCATGTCATATATGGCACATAGTTAAAGTCAAAAGATAAATGTACGGCTTCATCTTTCCAAGGCTCAAACTTACCAATGTGTTTGAATCTATCCCAAGTTGTAATGAACTCACCGCCAGTTTTACCGAATGGTGATGCGTAAATTTGCATATCAATTAACTGTTTGTCATTTGCCAAATCATCAATCCAACCTTGAATCGTACCGGGTGGTAAATTCTTTTCATTATGCCAACTGCTCGCTATCACCATGAAGAATCTCCCGTTCCGCATGCGAAAATAATTATCTGAACTAAAAATTACCTTTTGAATTTTATCGGCAAAATCAGGAATTTTAAACCATGCGCTTAGCCATTCTGTTTTCGCTGGGCTTGTAAAAATGAATAGTGGATTATACCCTTTGTAGTTAGGCTTTTCCGTCTTGCTAATCACGCCATTTAAAGGGTTAATGTATAAACCCTTTTGTCGCAAACGCTGTATAATTACTTTCTTAACGGCTTCTTCTTTTGTGTCTTTTGTTTCATCTAAACAAGCCCACCCAAATTCAAAACCGTCTAAGGCTTGGTAATTTTCCAAACTCGCTGTGTAAATCAAAGCACCATTCGCAAAAGAAATCGTTCCTTTGTATGCCACTTTATCAGGGCCTATTCTTTTAAAATGTGATGGAGGTTGTATGTCAACAACGTAATCTAAACCCTCTTTTAAACCGAAAGTTTCCTGCCATAAAGTAAACACACCGTTTAATGTTGCTCCAGATAATTGTTTGTAAGTGTTAGCTGCAATCAAGCCGTTTATTTCAGGATTGTTGATTGCCAAATCAAACGCTATTACACCAAGTACACGGGTTTTCCCACCACCAACGCCCGAAAGGAATAGAACCCTGTCAGCCGTTGTTTCAAGTACTTCTATCTGTGGGTCGCTGTAATTTAATTCAACTAACTTTTTTGGTAATTCTTTTAGTTCGCCCATTTGCTTTTTAGAATGCTATATGACTGGCTTGGAATTATTGCTAAGAAGTCGTTAAATGGTACATTAATCACAAAGGAATCATTACCATCGCTTACATAAGTGTATAAGCCCTCATCAATTGGTTTTATAACCGAAATGCGCTTTAAATTTATTCCTGTTTTTCTTAACTCACAATAATCTGATTTGTAATCCAAATCAGAATCATCATCATTAGCCCTTATGCCTGAATTTACTTCGTCCCAATATTTTTGTGTGAAAAAGAAAGCGTCGAAAATTGTAAGCATAAAACAAATTTAAACAAAAAATAAATGCCTTTAATTATGGCTCAACTGGGTAATCGTTTTTATTATCGGTTAATTCTTTTGTAAGCCTACAACCATGACCGAGCGTGTTAGTGATTTCAACTTGGTAAACACGATGAAGCGCTAACAATTCTTCTCCTAAAAGAATCAATGTTTTGTGTTCTTTTGCACAAATTTGTTTCATCACCTTCATGTTTAGGTTGTGGTCAAACATTTCGTTTTCTTCTTCACGCCAGACTTTTATTTTTAAGCCGTTTTCTTTACTTTCAATTGCCGTGATTGATTCTATTATTCTTTTTTTCTTTTCCATGTTGGTTATAATAAATTATTGGTTTATCGTTATTGTATCTAATTAATTTTTTTAAATATTCAAACCGTTCGTTAAAAGGCAAACTTTCTTGATGTACTTCTGAAAACAAACATAGTGATTCAAAGAAATCTTTATCGGTTAAATCTTTATAAAATTCGGCTGTTGTCATTCTGCCGAACTTGATTTAACACGCCACGCCTCAAGGCTGTTGAATGGTAAATGGTTGCCTCCGTTTGTTGGTTTTGCGCCAAACTTACCACGTAAATTGAAGTTAACAACCAATTCATCACCAATGTTAAAAAAGTCAACGTCATGCACTTTATCGTTAATTAGTTTGAATGTTACGTGCTGTGGGTAAGGCGTGTGCCCATCGGTTGTAATTACAAATTCACGAACGTAAAAATCCGCTTTTGGCATTTTAATATCGAAAACTTGTTTTAGTATTCCTTTAACTTGGTGGCTCATTTTTTAAATATATTTGTTAATTAAATTCTCTTATAAATTATTTTCTTAGCAACCTCAATAGCGTTTAATTTTAATTCATTAATTTGATTTTCGTTCCAATCTTTAATTTCCAAATAAACCCATTTATATTTTTTGTTGTGCATATAAAATTCGGCATCACATTCTATTAATGTGGCAGTCCAAGGGTCAGAGTATCGCCACCGAAGGTACAAAACAAAATACCTCTTTTCAAAAGTGATTTGTAAATAGCATTGAGAAGGACAACGAATTAATTCGTCTTTCCATTCTGAAAATATTTCAATTTTTGGGTTCATTTTACTAATCCATTTTAACTTTTAATATTCCTTTGTAAATCTGCTTAAATTTTACTTTAGCCTTGTAAAGGTCATGCGCTGGGATGTGCGCAAAACCTTCTTTTGCAACTATTTTCCAAGTTGTTTTGCCAGTTAAAAAAGAGCCTATAACGTTTGTTTTAACAAGTTTAGCTTCTGAAACTTCGCCAGTCTTTTCGTTGATTTCGTAAACATTATGAAACGGTTCGAGTAAAAATTTTTCACCCTTCCAAATTACAACCTTACGATTCTTGTTGATTTTTTTCTTTGCCATAATTTGATATTATTGTTGTGATTAAATAAATTGAATAGCCAAAAGAGGCAACTGATAACAATAGTAATAGCCAACTAATTTTTGTAGCCATTAGCATAAAGTACATAATGAATCCCATTATAATACCGGTTAAATAAAGTTTTTTCATTAGTTAATTTGTTTGTCATGCAATGTTAATTATAAAAAACAATATTTACAAATATTTATAAAATAAAAAACCCAACTATTAATTTAGTTGGGTTTTTTGGTAAACAAAATATGAAGAAATCAAAAAGAACGTTTACAAAAATATAAAATTTTATTTAATTATAAAAATTAGAATTTAATTTTTAAACTATTTGGTGTAATTAGTAATTCGGCACGTTGAACATAAACACGGCTGTATAAATGAAAACCATAAGCCAATGCGTTTATTCCTAAGGTTGCAAGGGCGTATTTCCTGTAATCATTTTTATCAAAGTATTCCTCTTTCAAACCCGTATAAAGTACTACTTGAAACCAAAAACCAGCCACATGCAAGGCAGTACCCGCATTGTGAAACTCTTTTGATTTATACAAATTCATTTTAAGAATTGAATGTTTTTTTTGCACTTCAAATATTGTTGAATCACAATAACGCTCTTGAGCTTTAACCCCAGTAATTGCGAGGCATAGAATTAGTATTAGTTTTTTCATGGTTTTGTTTTTTTTAGTTGTTTTTATTAAAATTATTTAAGCCCTTTTTAAACAAACAAGATTGTTCATGAAACTCGCAATTACTATTTAATTACTGCTTCTTTATTTCACGTTGTATTTCCTGCATTTCAAAAATTAAACGGCTTCTTTTATGTGATTGGCTTTTGCAAGTGTTTAACATTTCCTGTTCTCTCTTTTTATATTTCAATTGTAATTGTAAACTCATTTTTAATCTTCCCGTTTTTTAAGTGAAAACGTTATGTTTTCAATGTTTGTGATTTGTGTTTGAATTTTTTCATTATCTCGTTTATAACGCTCTGGCATTCTGTTTTGAAGGTAGTGTATTTGCGCCCGTGTGTCGGCTGCCTTCCATTTTTGTACACTTACAACCTTACCCACAGCCGTAGCCATTTGTTCCGTATACCCGTAACCTGTGCAATTGGCAATGAATGCGTTTTCGATGATTTCATTTGTAACTCCACGATATTTCATTAAGCACTGTGCAAACTGTGGGTATCTGTGTCGCCATTCGTAGAATGTTTTTTCGCCAATACAAAGTGATTTGGCTATTTGGTTGTTAGTTAACCCCTGCTCGCAATACTTTGAAACGACTGGTAATAACTCATCAGAATACAAACCCCTGCTAATTGTGTGCTTAACGTCTTCATCGTGCAAATACGGCATAATGTTTGAAGTTGGCCCAGCAGCTTGCAACGGCTCATTTTCTTCTTTTGGTTTAAAAGCTGAATTTCTCTGAGCTCTTTTTTTTATGTTATCAACCTTGGTACTGGGCATCCCCTTACCACGTTTTGGTTTACTTAATTGATTTTCTTTATTATTTGGTTTTCCTTTCGGCATCTCTTAAATCTTCATTTACCCTTCCGTAAACATTTACAACGGTATCTAAACTATATAATTCTTCATCTACTTTATACCTTTTCATAAAAGCCCCGGCGGCTTCTTGGATTGTAACTGATGGAAAAAGTAACTTATAGGTGTCAACGAAAGTAAAAATCATCACGTGCATAACCTCTCTGCGATAAAAATTAGGTATTTCACCAACAAGATATTTGTTTCCTTTTCCGGACATTTAGAAACAAATATAAATAATTAATCAATTAAAATTACTTTGGTTTTTAAACGAATTAATTTAATTAATTTTTTTTAATTTAAAAAGGCAGTTTAATTTTTTCTTTTTGTTCCTTAATATTTTTCCAATCACGTTTAATTTTCTCAGCAATAGCAAGCCTTACGAACTGACTAACATTCACATCGTAACTTTCTAATTTTTGCAAAGTTTGAATTTGCGATTTAGAAAACTTAAACGTTTTACTTTCAGTATATTGCCTCATTTTTGTATTACTTTTTATGGTCTTAGCGAGTAGTTACAGGCAATACTACCATCCATCTCCGAAAAGAGAATTTTGTTTAACATTAGATTTTAGTATTACACCCATAGCTGTTGCAAATATTGTTTTTCCTACTTCGTAATCAACAAGGTTACAAGCAATTTTATCTTTTCTCTGTTCGCCTTTATAACTACTCAAATCTATTTCGTGAAATATCTCATTAGGTTTGCTTCCTGTTTCAATAAATCCTTTTGGTTGTGGTCTGCCATTCAACTCATTTGGCAAATTAAAATTACACCAGTATAAATGCCTACCTCGTTTTTTTGCGGGTATCAATGGCTCATAAAATGGTATTACATTTTCAACTACATATTTCCCTTTATAGTAATTATCTAAAAAAATGATTTCTTGATACAATGTCATATCGGGATAAATTGGGTTGTAATTTTCTCTTTCACTATTAGCTTGTCCAAATCTTATTCTGCTATGTGATGGGCAAGGTGGCGAACTCCAGATAAAATCAAAATTCATATAGTTGTTAAGCAAATATTCGTGAGCATCAGCAATTATAACCGTATCATTTGGAAATCTTTCTTTATACATTCGTGCTAATTCAGGGTCAAGTTCTATTGCTGTAACCTCAATATTTGCAACTTCATCCCACTTATAACGATTACCTCCTAAACAAGCATATAGGTTAAGAACCCGTACTGCCTGTAACAGCGGTTTTGCGTCATTGGGGGCTTTTGTACTTTCTACTATCATTTGTAATTAAATTAAACTTTTGTACTATTTAGCCCTGCCTTCGCAAAGCCCGAAAACGTTATGTGCAAGTGCTACCATAGTGCAGTTTGACGAGTTTGTTCTTCAAATCGTTTGCAAGCCTTTCGGTAGTATTCTTCATCAATCTCATAGGCTATTAAATTTCGTTTCATTTGATGGCAGGCTATGGCGATTGACCCGCTTCCCAAATGGGTGTCTAAAATCAAATCCCCTTCGCTTGTGTAGTTGTTTAATATCCACCTGTATAATTTTACAGGCTTTTGTGTCGGGTGTATTTTGCCGCCTTCTTCAACTTGTGCTGAATAGTGTTGAAATATCCGCAGGTTTTTACCTTTTCGCACCCAAGCCAACTCACCTTCAGCAAAGCTCAAATTTGGGTTTTTCTTATCCCATAAAAGCCAATGTGGTGTAGGCGGTAAAAATTCAGTAAAGTAATTGCCACCCCACACAATTTGATTTTCAGACACCCTAAATAATTCGGTAAAATACTCTTCGCTTGGTATTGCACTATCCCAATCTTTGTCTTTGCTAAATTTGTGCTTACCGCTTCCCATTGTCATTTTACCTGCATTAATTCCATAAGGCGGGTCAACTATTGCTATCTTAAAATGATTATCGCCATAGCCTCGTAAGGCTTGCAAACAATCTCCGTTTATTAACGAAATTCCGTCTTTTGAAACCGCACCAGCACATAACACGGGTTTGGCAAAAGCGGGGCTTCCGTTTTCCAATTGAACATTTGTGGTCATATCAAATTCAGTTTTTCAATTTAAGTTTAGTGGTACAAAGCCCCACCTTCGGCAATCTGCATCACGTTATAAGCAAGCTGCTACGTTCCTGCTTCGTTTGACAATTCCGTTTCAAAAGAATTAAAAAAAAGCCCACCGCACTCTTTAATACGAGTTTCGATAATCTTGATGTAATCTTCTGAAATTTCACTGCCTATATAATTTCTGTTTGTTTGAACACATATTTTTGCTACTGTTCCACTTCCCATAAAGCAATCATAAACTAAATCACCTTCATTACTCCAAGTCATTATGTGGTCATTTGCCAATGCTTCGGGAAATGGTGCAGGATGTCCAGTTTTTTCACGGCCAAGGGTGTAAGCAAAAATATTAGGTGCAATCTTATTTTCTTTGGTTGCTTTAAATTCGGTTTCGTCATACAATCTCATAGCGTGTTTTGAACCGTGATTTTGTCTGCGTTCTAATCCGTATTTTTCAACCTTTCCAGCTTGTTTACAAGGTATCATTATTGGATTAAATGTTTTTGGCTTTCCTTTGCTTAAAATAAACATAAACTCAAATGATTGTTCGTATCGGTTATGTGTCAATGGCACATAGTTTACTTTTTGGTAAATCATTGTATCGTGCAAGTTAAATCCTATCTCTTTGAAAAATAATGCTTGCTTAAATGATGTTCCGCTTTCACTTCCATTCATTGTTGCATCTCCTACAATCCAAGCAACAACACCTCCTTGTTTCGTAATTCTAAATAATTCTTTGGCAATTTCTTCAAATGCAAATGAATAACCCTTGTATTCTCGTAAGTTATCATAAGGCGGTGAAGTAACCGTTAAGTCGATGAAATTATCAGGCATTTTAGCCATTGTATCAAGGCAATTTTCGTTGTATATTTTATTTATTTCCATCCCTTCTTTTTTTTAATTCTTTTGTTTAGTGCTTCGATTTAAGTTTTTCGGTAATCAACCGCAGCCAGCTTATAACACGGGTTTGGCAAAATGGCTTTCCGACACACAAACCAACGCACAAAAGCCACTTCGCCAAGCCCGATAACGTTATAAGCAAGTGCCGCACAAGCGACACACAACCAAAGCCCCAGCTTATAACACGGGCTAAGAAGAAAGTTTTAAAAAATCCTTCCGCACATTTTGTTCTATTATAAGTTTTTCTATTTCTTCAAATACTTTTATTGCTTGGTTTTTATCTTTAAACTGATTTACATTTGTTCCGCAAACCTTCCAATGCTTTGAAAAATAGCCAATAGTTTTTCCGTCAGGCAAAAAATCAATTATTGAGCCGTCATTCAAAATTCCAGTATCTTTATATTCAGTTAAAAACCTCATATTTCTCCTTCTTTAATTAATTTTAGCCTTGTATTCCACCAAGCATATTTATACTTCGGTAGTCCTAATATTGATTTGCTCCACCAAACAATAAAAGCAGCTTCCCAATATTCTTTTCTTTTATAATAATTTTTCATAATCCTTCGCTATTTTTTAAAACCTTCTCTTAGCCCGAAAACGTTATCTGCAAGTTTCATTTTCTTTTTTTCCTCCCCTTCAAAAAAATAATTAAAAAATTTTATCATTAAAATAAAGAGGTTTCCGTTTGTGCTTTTAATACTCTTTCGTTGTCAATCTCAAATCCGATAAAGTTTCTATTCATTGCCTTGCAAACTTCGCCAGTAATTCCGCTACCAAAGAACGGGTCAAGCACCAGTCCGTTTTCAGGGCAAAAGCATTTAATAAATATCTGCATCAATTCTTTTGGCTTTGCTGGTATCTTTCCGCAATGGGGCTTATTGTAATGGTAGTGGTCTCTTATCCAAGTTCCCTCATCTGATTTCTCAAACTGTTTCCCTTCCTCTTTATACCCTTCCCAAACTTTACTACTTCGCTTCATTGATTTAGTTCCCTCGTTGTAATCTAATCCAGTCCTCACGTCAATATAAAATTCTTTGCTCAATGTAAGCCAAAAGATTTTCTGAAACGAAACTAACGGCATCCGTTTACTTACCCAAGCACCGCCATTTGAAAAACTCCAAATAATTTCACGCCTGAAAATATGGTTTACTTCGTTTCTCAATTCATAATCAAACGGCTGTTTTGTAAAGCAGATAATATTGCCAGTAAGTTTCGTAACTCTCACCGCTTGGCAAATCAAACCTTCCTCACAAAGTTTATCCCAATCTTGATAATCAGGGTCTAAAATTGTCAGGTCAATACTATGGTCATCTAATTCAGTAATCAGTTCCATTGCATCGCCTTGTGTTACATTGTTTATTTCCATAAGTATTTTAATGATAAAATTTTTTAATTATTT